ATCTAGTTCTTCTTTACAGTACTCAATGGTATAACTTAACAAGTGTGCTTTAAATAATGTACCTGTGTTTTTCCAACCATACTCCTGGAATACGTTAGCATTTGCACCCAGATCTTTTAAGAACATGATCTGACTCTTAGGTACAAGATATCTCTGTTTCTTTCTAGATATCATGTACTGAATAAATAGTGAGATGTTATTCTCAATTACTGTCCAGGCATTGTACCATTCTATAATTAGTTCTAATCTCTGGTGAGTTTTATTGATATCATCAAATCTACCGCACCATGCTGCTACAATCTTATCTGGTTCTATGTATGTTTCTGTTTCTCCCATAGTAACTTTAGTTACCTCTACAGGAGCTTTCATAATATAAATAGAACAGAGTGATTCTGATGTTGTAGTCTTACCTTCTGACACGGGGTCAATAGATGCATAGTACTGACCAAATGTAGGATCTTTAATTGGTCTTTCCCATACTACAAGTGTTCCCGTTTTATCTTCTAGTTTTTTAGATACCGGAAACTCTTTAATAGGCTGCTTATCAGTAGATCTTACAGTGATTTTACCAGTATCATCAGTAAAGATATCTAAGAACTCATAAGCATATTCTTTTTCCTCAATTCTTCTTTGTTGTGCAGCAACCAAGTGTGTAGGAAATAGAGATACAGATCTGTGTGCAAATGCTTCTCTAATGTTTCTTGGATGCTGAGATATTCTAAGCTGATAGTCTTCTGGATTAACTTCTTTCTTCCATTGCTCAAATTGTCTATCTAAAGCTTCTAGAGCTTCAACTACAAGAGAGTTACCGAAGTCATCAATATAGGGAGGCATTGACCACTGCTCAGGAATAAACAATCCTGACATACCAGTAGTACCTTTTTCATCAATAAGATCAGTTTCAACTGCATAAATATCTTTTGAAAGTGGATTCAAGATCATGTCTCTTAGTGGTTCACACTGAGATAAGTCACCCACAGATCCTGCTGCAATGAACATACCTGTAGTAACCATACCTGATCTCATGGCTGGGCGCATATACTCATATGTCTGATCCATCTTTGGTGCAATGCCTGCCTCCTCATGGAAGAAGTATTTTACCGGACCCCCTACACCATTTGTTGGATCTTTCTCAAATGACATACCTTGTATGGTACCCTTGAGACCAACTTCTGTTTTTCTATCTCCTTTTCTTACCTCAATCTTCTGTTGCCACATCATAACCTTGTCTGGTGACATAGGTCTATACCATGCTGTATGCTCATTTAAGAATGCAGCATATTCCTGTAAGAATTTCCAGGAACCTTTCTCATTAATATAATCTTTAAGTGATGCACCTATCTTAAGAGTAACCCCAGGCTCAAACCATTGCTGGTTTATAAGTTTACCCATGTGGTAATAAGAAGATGCAATCTGACGTTTTTTTAAGATAGCAACATGTTTGTAATTAAGCTCTGCTAATAGTTCATATAGGGCCATGTGGTATTGTGCATCCCTTATCTTAGCAAATCCAAACTTCTGTATTTCTTTATCAAAGATTGGTAGAAAGTTCAACCACATATAGTATTCTCTTGCAAGAAACCATGTGTTAGCATCATCTTTTACAATTATGCCTTTTTTGCATTTTGCTTTTTGGTCATCCCAATAGTTTACAAAGTCCTTAGACTTAAAGGGGGCTGTGCAATATACTCCATCACTTCTAAACTTGTTTGACTCTGATATAAATATCTTATTAGTAGTGTCGTTGAAGCCGTACTGACCGGGTTCCTTGAAAACCCCAAATATGAAGTTACTGAACTCCTCTCTGGATTCAAAGTTTGTGGTTGTCCATTGTCCGTTATCATAGGTTGGTATGTCTTGATAGATTTCACTCATAGTTACTGGTCATATGCCATTCCGATTCCACCTCTTACTTTACTAGATTGTTCATCTTGGAGATCTTTATATACTCCTTTAAATGATGCTCTAATCTGATCAAAGTTTTTTGCTGCTGCTACAAGAGAGTTAATGTTTCCATCTCTACCTGCGGTAATCTGTGTTGTCTCCATATATCTAGCCAATCTATCTAACATAGATGCCATACCCTTGTATGCTCTAGATGTAGGAGTCTCATACATTCTCTGGCAGAATAAAAGAGCTGTATGTATATCATCATCCTCTGTAGAGAATTCTGCTTCTATCTCTTTTAGTATGATATGTTCTTTGTCTACTTCTGGAGTATGAAAGAATGGATTCATATCCGGATTAGGACACGTCATATAGAAAAGATATAAGTACACTTTAAGATAATCATCAGGATAGTTATCCATGACATCTTTAAGTGCCTTAAGTGTATAACAATGTTCTGTAGGAATTACTTTACCATTCTGAACATCAAATAGTCTTATAATCATTTCTTCTTAATTAAGTGTGGGAACTCTTTCATAAAGTTAATTATTGAGATAACCTCATCATATAAATATGGCACCGGCATCTGAATAACTTCTTTAACAATTGGTTCACCATTTACATCTAGTTTAGATATTGGGTAACCATATTGGTCTTCACCGTCAACTTCAAATGTAATATGATGTATAAATATCTTTCCAGCTTGTAGTTTAGGATTATGCTTTAATATAATATACATATAAACACTGAGCTGTAAAGCATAGTGGTTAAAGTTGCAATCATCTAAATGCTGTACTGGGTCAAGCAATTTCTCTGATATACCTTCCCAGTTCTTGTATGATTCTGTTTTAATTTCCTTATTAGTTTTGTAGTCAATGATATTAACTCTGCCATTGACTACTTCAACTAAATCTGATTGGCCACATAAGCCTGCTGACTTGAGATAAACCATATGTTCAGGATATATACCTGGATCTAGTTTTTGTAGAGGTGCAATTTTTAAACCATTCTCTCCTTCATAAGGTTTAAATACTGGAACTGTTACTCCTTCTCTTTCTATAGAAGCAAATGAGCATAAGTCAGATTCTCTTTGGTTATGATAGAATGTACCAAGTGTAGTAGCTCTAGTAGCTTCATTATCCCATATCTGTACAATCAGTTTGGGTTCTACACCATACCATTTAGATCTCTTGCTTTTAGTTACTCTCTCTGCTACTTTCTTTGCATCAAAAGGTTTCTTTAAACAAGATATCAATGTTGTTACACTAGTCCATTTGATCTGATCATTTGGATCTACACTAACATAACTGTGATCATCTGCGTTAAATACTATGCTCATAATTGTTCTAGTTTATCTTCTTCCTCTTCAGTAGCAATTGCTTGCCACTTACCAAGAGGACATTCTGAAGAAAGAGATCTCGTCTTAAAAGTTAATGAGCAGCCACATTCATTACAACATGGTGCTGTACCTTTTACTGCACATTTCTTTCCCTTGCTTGGGCATTCATCACAGACATCATATCTCATGCGGGCAACATCTTCTACAAACTCATCTCTAATAACTGAGTTCTTAATGCCTTCAATGATCTTAGTCTTGTTCTCCCAAATTGCTCTGAGTGCTGCTTTCATTATTTTTGTTTTTAGTAAATTCTTCTTTTCTCTTCTTTTCCTGTTCAATCTTTATAGACACATCATTTAATAACTGAAGCTTTTCTTCCATAGCTTTTTTATTATGGTATGCTCTAAAGGTTGATACATCATGAGTAGGAAGCATCTTAGTTAATTTTGATATATAAACTTCTGCCAGTTTTTGTTTTACAACAAACTGACCTAAACCTTCTACGTTTATTCTTGGATGCTTAAGACTACTTAACTGACTTCTAAGATCTTTATAGTAAAACTCTACCATATCACCAACAAGGCTTTCTAAAACATTTAGTTCTTCTGCAACTTCCTTGTATAGAGTACTAGATTTTTTAGGATTCATCTATTCAACTGCTTGAGAATCAGTACCTAAAAACTTAAAGTCTAACAAAACAGTACCTTCTGTTTGTACCATCATGTTTGGATTTAATATTATAGACTTCTTATTATCATCACTTCTTACTACAAGTCCTATCTTCTCTGCTTTATTTATAGAATTCCTTACAGTTTGCGGTGATTTAAAGATCCAACCTTCTTCTGAAGAAGCATCATAACAGAAGTCTGTTAGTTCAACCGGTTGGTTAAAGCTTAATAGTGTTAAGCAATTCAAGTCAGATTCACTTAGAGAAAGTTTATTAATGTAACAATGCGTTAGGATCTGATACTTGACCAGATCCCATTTAGGCATTTTTACTCTTTTCTGTACTTGATTAACTATAGCCATGACTATCCTTTTCTGAGCTTTCTTTTACCTTGCTCAGGTATAGAAGGTTCTTTATCAATGTCATTATCAGAACCTCTTTCTTCTAACTCATCTTCTGGTTCTAATTCTTGTTCTTGTTGAGATTGAGCCATCATAGCATACTGCATCTGAATGTGTGTTCTCTTATATCTAACTTCGTCAATCTTCATAAGAACTTCTTCATACTTAAGTTGTGCTTCTAAGTAAGGTAAAGACTCAGTATAAAATTGAAGCATTTGTTCTTTTTGAGCAGCCAGCTCTTCAGCTGTAAACTCTCTTTCTTGTTGGTTTTCCATAATAATTAATTTTTGGTTTAGAACAAATATACAAAATAAGTTTAAATGTATATTGTTTAAATAAAAAATCCAGGCACAGAAAGTACCTGGACTATAGTAGTTTAAGTATATTACTTTTTCTTAGCAGTCTTTTTTACAGACCCACCTTTCTTCATACCTAATGCTTTTTTTGCCTTATCTACAAGACCGTACTTTTTATTAGCAGCTAAACCACCTATTACAGCTGCTGTTCCAGCTGCTACTTTAGCAACACCCTTTCCAATTTCTCCAGCTGAAAAAACTCTCTTTGTTTTACCCGCATTGCAATTCTTTCTTCTTCTTTTTCTTCTTTTACCATCAGCACCCATGTATTCTTCCATACAAGAGTCATCTGAAGCTCCACCCTCTTGGTAGCTCTTCATTGATCTGATCATTTGATTTTTACTGTGTATCATGATTACCTATTTTTAATAGTAAAGTTTAAGATAGTAAGTAAGTAAAAGCTTCTGGAGATATCTACTTCAACAGAGAGTACATCAATAAAAGATACTCTTAGCTTAATTGCAAACTTGTCCCACTGCTTTGTATAACTATCCCAGCCGTTTCTGAACTTCATAAGTTATTATTTAAGTGAAAGATATTTAGTAGTGCTACCGGACTTAACAGCTTTAAGCATTTGCTTACGTTGTTTACCTGTAGACTCATAAGATACATGTACCCAGTCAGGATTGGTATCTGTTCCAAATTCCCAGATAAGTTGGTCAAACTCTAAGTTCTCTTTAATGTAGTTAAAGATTTGAGCATTAGTAATTGTTGTACCATCCATATCAATATCAATAGCTTCACCAGAACAATGTTGACTGGAAGCCGCGCCCCCAATGGCCTTATTCAAGGCTGCGGAACGGTATCCGGATGAGATGTGGATAGGAACACCAAAGTGCTCACGGATTGGTTGAAACACTTTCTCAGCCAATAATTTGAAGTTTGCAATATGGGCCTCTGTAGGCATGTTGCTAATTCCTTTTCTTTTTGCAGTCTCACTTCTTGTTACTTCTGCAAGTGCTAAATTTTTACTTAATTGCATTTTGTTTATTTTATATGGTTAATCTACTACTTTTTCTTCTGAAGCTTCTTCTTTCTTTGCTTTGTTCTTTAAACTCATGATGCGTCCGGCAGTTGTGATACCAAATGCACCTAAGGTAAGTAACATAAACCCATCAAAGATAAATTCTTTAATAATAAGTTCATTACCTATTACTCCAGTAACTACATCTGTAAGTAGTACAAATACCATTGCAAAGAATGATACTACTCCTACAAATGCTTGTTCATTGATTTCATTGTTGTCTGAGATTAACTCTCTGAAGAACTTTTTCATAATTACATTTTTAAAGGAACCTGAGTTACTCTAGGTCTCCTTGGTTTTACAATATCAGTTTCCCAGCCCTTTGGTGGTTCATCCTGATCTTCATATGGTATGATTACATCTTCACATCTAAAAAATATTAAATCTCCAGTATAATCATCTTTTCTTACTTTATACTGACTTAAATCTACAGCATATAGTAGTGTATCTTTCCATGAGTAATAGATCCAGGTAGAGTTAATACCTGCATCTAATAGCCAATGTTCTATAATGTCCAGCCTCTTTGCTATTACTGTATCAAAAACAAAGTTGTCTATAACCTGTGTTTTTTCAATCAGCTGTATTTCCTTAAGTGCAAGTAAACTATCTCTTATTGCAATATCTAATTTAAGTGCTGCAATCTTAGCCTTTTGACTTTCAAAAATGTTGTTAATGTCATCTGCCTGTTTAACAGTCAAGATAACTACAGAGTCACCTTTGATTACCGTCTTCAAGGGGTAGTTTGATTGGCTGAAAATCAAACTGGTCACCAGTAGACTGCCTAACATTAACATCCTTTTCATGAGCTAATTCTTTTTTAATATCTTTTACCACAGATTTAGTACTATCTAAATCTCCAATTACTGCTGAAACCATGTTCTCAAGATTGGCTTTATCTTCAGTTAGTTCTTGATTCTCAGCCTTCAATTGATTTACACTTGACGTAAGTTTCTTATTTGCTGTAGTAAGTTTCTTATTTTCTCCAGTAAGTTGTATATTATCTTTTACAACTACTACGTGTTCTGTACCACTAGAGAATATCTGTACTACCACAAGAGTAATAAACAGTACACCAACTATAAGAAGTTTCTTTTTCATTTCTTAGTTTTACCAAATAGCATCAATACAGTTTCTTTAAGACTCTTTGAGCTCTCAGTACTTTCATCCAGTTTCTTTTCCAGATCTTCTCTATACTCACCTTCTAACTCTTCTACTCTGGCTCTATAATCCTCTTCACTTTTGATGAGTTTATTTAAGAACATCCATGAAATATAACCTAGAGCTAATACTGCAAAGCCTAGTACACCATACTGCGTTAATACTTCAAAAGGACCAAAAGACATTATTTCTTAGTTTTTCTTTTTGTTGTTTTCTTTTCTTCTAACTCTTCTTTGAGTCTCTTAGATTCATCAAGATGTCTCTTAATAAATAACCATGAAACATATCCAAGAGCCAGTACTGCTAATCCTAGCGGACCGTAGTCTGCTAGTTGACCAAATACACCAAAGTCTGGTGTGCTTGTTTCTACTGCTGTTGTATCCATTATCTTTGTAATATTAATTGTTTAACTGCATCAGATAATTCAGAAACACTTCTAGCTAGATTTTTAATTTCTAACTGAGTCTGCTCTTGAATTGCCTGATATTTCAATCTTGATTCTTGTTCTACAAGTTCAATTTTACCTTTGAGTTTTCCTAAACTCTCTGTGTTACTTCTTACATCTGTATGAATCATTCTTAAAAAGTAACCTAAAACTCCTGTTACTACTACTAACCCCCACTGTACTAATTGTGCTACTTCCATTATTTAATAATTAAACCGGTTCCTAATAAAGCATTTAGTAGAACAGATATATTTCTCTGTCTCTTAAGTTTTTTAATATCAAAGGCTTGAGCTGTGATAATGGTATCCTTGCTATTGATAATATATCTCTGAGCTTGAATAATAGTATCCTGGGATGCTATAATAACATCTTTTTCTTTGTCTCTCTTATAAAGTACATGGATCATTGTGTCCTGAATCTGGACAATATTGAAGGTATCTTTAGAGTTCTTTACTTCATCTAGTTGTGACTGTAAATCAAAAAGACCATTATTAAGTTCAGCTATAATTGACTTACTGTTGTCAATTACTTTACCTTGTTCCTTAATAAGGGTCTCTTTACCTTCTATTCTTCTTTCAATTGTTTTCTGTTTAGTTACTGGATAAACTTGTGTAGGTTTTCTCATAAGCAGAAACAGACATATCACTACTAGACACACCTGCAAGACTGTTGAAAAGTTATTACGTACTATATGTATATACTTCATACATATAATATACAAAAAAATTATAACTTTCCAAGTATATATTTCTCTGCATTTTTAGTTGTGTCATCAGCATTTAACATCAACTTAATCAACTTATTGCTTACATGTTTAGGATGCACCCACCAATCTTCATAAGCACTGGTTTCATCTGGAGCAATATTACTTGCAACAAGAACATACCCTTTAGATAGTAAATAGTTTCTTGATAAAGCTCTGTATGATTTTGTTACATCTGCATAGTAATCATGTTCAAATGTAATTACACCAAATGTACATTGCTCAAATGGGATCATCTTTAAGATCTCAAATGTTGTTTTTGGTGGCTCACAGTCTACTTGTAAATAATCAATGTGCCCTTTAAGTGTTGAATAGTTATATAGTGTAGCATCTGTTTGTATTGCTTTATTCTTTCTAACAGCATTAAACTTAGTTACCTCTTCTTCTTTTATCTCTAAAGATGTACCAGTCCAACCAAATTCTTCTAGAAGAGCTGAGTTACTACCATAGAATGGATCTGCTGCACCAATCTCAAAGTATATACCATTTCTTTTACCATCAAGCATGGTAAGAATAAACATGTCTTGATAAGTTTGAGAATAGTTCTTTTCAATATTTTCAGATCCTGCAAACTTATATTTTAGTTGATCATGAAATCCTTTGTGGTATCTTAAGAAAGGATCTGGTCCTGATCCTAGAGATGTAATGTTAGTCTGTACCAATCTTTGGTAGTGTTCAGCCATTATATGTGCATTATCAGCAAGTGTAAAAAACATATTTCTTGCTTCTTTACCTTTACCAATCCACCATGCAGAAACTGCTTTCTGAAACTCTAACTGATATTTACCAAGATAACCTATATTACTAGACATCTCTTTGGCATTATCTGCATATTGTAAACCCATTATAGCATATGAATATGCCTGAGCATAGTTCTTATGTTGCTCATGATACTCACTTATAAATAGATATGCTTCCGGTCTATCTGGTTTAAATGACACAGCATTTAACCAAAGACCAAGTTCAGTAGTTCTTCTTCTACCAATTCTCTGTAAACACTTAGCAACCATTAGTAGAGCTTCATATACTAGATCATCATCTTTAGAAAACTCTGCAGTTCTAATATAGAATGACATTCCTGATGCAAGATGACCAGACTCATAATAGTGTTGAGCTAGATCATAGTTACATTTACCTGAGTAGGGATTTGTAATAAATTTCTCTAATTTATATGGTGTGGTACCTTTAATATCTTGTCTAATATCATCCTCTGGCAAACCACACATATTATTAAATACTGCAGATGGCAGTCTTAAAATAAAGGCTGTAGAGTCATGAAAACCAAATGGAATGATAAAGTCTTTACCATCATATGTTAAACCACAGGAGAACTCAATATTTGCGGTCATAAACTTAAATGCATCAGAGTGTGCAACTATGTTCCACTCCATGTCCCATATAATAAATCTATGATAGTACTGAGCATCTTTTTTTCCTTGCTCATTGTTCCAAAGATTTACTTCATGAGTTAATGCAACACGGTACTCACCATATGTAATAACTTGTGATCCTCCTCTAATATCTCTTGGAAAAGTAACATCTTGTTCTACAATGTATACTGTTTCAGCACTAGCTTTTTTTAAATCAACTTTTACTACCTCTGTAGGGTTAGTCCACTTAACATAGTGAAATGGCATATCTAAAATAGGCATCCAGTTTTTCTCACAGTATGAATATGTTGGTGGTTCTATTCTATGTCTTTCAGTTTCTGTTGCACCAGAACTTAATTTAGATAGTTCCATTCTACCTTCACCCGTAGTCTTAGTATCTCTTCTTACACCAGTAAGAAAGATATCATCCTTCCAGTAAACTATTCTAGCATCTTCAAGACCTACAAATTCCCAAACAGGAGTTACATCTAAGTTAGATGTATCAACTTTTTTATACTGATCAATTGATAAATTATTGGGGTCTAACTCACATAAATAGTTAGTTGTTCTAAGAGTCAAATCATCTTCTGGATTTAGATATGAAAGTGGTCCCCACATAGTCTGGTATTTTTGATCTCCTTCACTATGATATAGGGCATATTGAACATGTCTTAGATTAACCAAGTACTTGTTGTCCATATAAAATATAGAAGGGTTAGTAAGTCCTAACCCTTCTGTTATATTTGCGGGAATTGTTAAGTAGTTAACTGATCCACCATTAGCTAGTGCAAGCTCACATAAATTATTCATACTGTTGGTTTTCCAACAAATATAAATAATATATTATAGATCTCCCACTCTTGTAACATTAAATGCCGTAGGTGCACCTAGGTCAGCTGGGAATGGAGCATTTGCACTTGGATTTATACGTGGTTGAATATAGAATGGTAGAGAAGTAACACGAACCAAGAAACTACTATTTTGAATCTGATTTGTATTTGTTCCTGTATATCTCATTAAGCCTATGATTGTATTAAAAGTCCAAACGGTACCATTTGTAGATGTATATAATGTAGTAGATGTTGTTGCATTACTACCCTGATCAAATAAATGCCATCTTACATTTACTATATAAACCCCAGTATATAAAAATTGTACTGCAGCATTAGCTGTTGACAAGTTAGATGCCGATAGTGCTGCACCATATGAGAATACATTAGAGTTAAATGGTATTTGATTATCTGTACTATTTGTCAAGTTAAAATAACCACTTGTCCAAGCTAATTGAATGTTACCATCTAATGGTCCTAATGTTCTAGCTACTTGTGCAATGTTTGCAATAGCACTTGCTTTTGAAGGAAGTGGACTAGATGCAGCAGCAGTTGTTAATCTTAAGTCAGTACTACTAACATAAAATGCAAACTCAATTGTATCACCTGCACTAAACTGTGATATTATTTCTAGTGTTTGTGAAAAAGCTGTTGATGGTGCAACTACTGCTACAACTCTTGATCCAACAAGTGCTGTTCCATTTAGCTTAACATATAATTGACCTGTTTGCGGGTTTACAGCATCTATGTTATCAAATTGTATTTCACATTGTACTTTATACACAGCTGCTTCATTTATTCTAAACTGAGTGGTGCCAGCTAGTGATATACTATTTGAAGCATAAGTATTATTAAACTGAATTAACTGTTCTGTATTAATTGCAGATGCAATTTGTGTTGTAGTATCATAAGCAGAATAGAAGTAACCTACCACACCAGGATCACCTTGTACACCTTGAATACCTTGAATACCTTGAGCACCAACATTACCTACACCCTGAATACCTTGCACACCTTGTGAACCAGTATTACCAGTTGCACCTGTAATACCTTGTATGCCTTGAATACCAACCGATCCTTGAATACCAGTAGTGCCTTGAAGACCTTGAGTACCTTGTATTCCTGTACCAGTTGTACCTTGAATACCGTCTGTGCCTTGGATACCTTGAATACCTTGCGTTCCAGCACCAGTAGTTCCTTGAATTCCTATTGCTCCTTGAATGCCTTCTATACCCTGTGCCCCTATGATTCCTTGAATACCTTGAAGACCCGTACTACCTTGAATACCGTCTGCACCCTGTATACCAGTAATTCCTTGTGCACCCTGAGCACCAGTGTTTCCCGTTGCCCCTTGAGTTCCAGTAGCACCTTGTAAACCATCAGTTCCTTGAACTCCTTGTAAACCTGTGGTTCCTTGTGCACCAGTGTTTCCTGTTGCACCAGTTGTTCCCTGGATACCTTGTATTCCTGTTCCTGTTGCCCCTTGAATGCCATCAGTTCCTTGCACACCTTGGATTCCTTGGATCCCCTGAATACCAGTTCCAGTTGTACCTTGTGTTCCTATTTGTCCTTGTATGCCTTGAGTACCCTGAGTTCCCTGAATTCCTTGTGCAGCAAATGCACCATCTAAGCCTTGTATGCCTTGGGTACCTTGTATACCTAATGAGCCTTGTACACCTTGTATTCCTTGAGATACATAAGCAATATTAATCATGTTTATTACAACTGAATAACCCAATGAAGTAAATAGGGCTCTTTGTAATTCAAGATTTAAAGAACTTGTTCTCCAATAGAAGTTTACTCTATCCCCAGCATTTAAGTTAACAATTATATCAAACTCTGAAGAAGCAACATCTCCTCCTTGAAGATTTGAAATATTATTGATTGATGCTAATTGAAATGTACCATTTACAGCACAAACAATAGAGATATCTTGAGATGAAGCATCTCCATTATAACTATGAAATCTAGCATTTACTTTATATCTACCAGCTTCAGTTACTTGTAAAGCATCATTTGTTCCAGCAAAATTAACTAGACTAATAGCATTTGCTTGATCAAGTGTAAAGTTTTGTAGTAATTGGTTTGTATTTGGCGCAGTAGCACTTATATTTGCAGCAATATATATTTGGGCAAATAAACCTTGTGATCCTGTACCAGCAATACCTTGGATACCTTGTATCCCTTGGACACCAACACCTCCTCCACCACCACCTAAATTAATTTCAGTTGACATAATAATAGTCTTTAGTAATTTCTATACTTTATAAATATACATCTATTAGGAAAGATATATGATAAGGAAGTCTGTTCCTGTAGCATCATAACCAATTGCATCTAGTGTATTATTAAGAGTTCCTGCATCAAAGTTAATAGTCTCAAATGGTTTGAGGGTAACACCTTTTACCGTACCATTTGCAGCTCCTACATTACCAAATGATACACTATATTTACCAGCAGATACTGATCCTACAGCGGAAGTTCTAATTACATTAGTTACTCTAACCTGTGGGTTTATACTAATGGTGACTCCAGTAATAGCAGTTATTAGATCTGTAATTCCTTTAAGAACCTTATACTGAAATGGGAAATTATTCTTCTTATCCCCATATGAATTTATATTGCCTACTGACATGATTTATGTATTTAATGTATAGTATACTATAATATACAAAAAATATTTTTTAAAAACAAGAAAGCCTTAAGTTATCTTAAGGCTCTTGCTATCAATTAGTTTTCTGGTGGTTCTAATGGACCAATCTCATCTTCTAATGGTATTGGTTCAATATATTCTTGACCATACTTTTTTAATTCATCTTCTAATTCAAGTAAAGAATCAAAATATACAAGTATAGGTTGACCTGTTTCTACTATAGCTCCTTCTGCAAGTTCACCATAATGAAAGACATCCACTTCATTTGTTGCTAAATAATACATAGTAGTTATATTAAATTAAACCTCCGTCAGCAATTGTCCAGTTATTTGGAGCTGATGTAAGCACAGCTCTAGCAGCAACAGCAGCTGCAGTATACTTTAATGCGCCCATGTTAATACTAATATTAGGTTTAACTGGTCTTGATGCCCAACCAATTAGTAAGTTATTATAGTTTGCTGGAGTATAATTAGCTGATGTTTGTGGCTGCATAAAGTTTGCAAAAGTTAGAACATTAGATACATTCCAGTTACCAACAGGTTGATTAAAGGCTGGATTATTTCTAAACATATTTCCCATAGTTGTAACAAGTCCAGTATTCCAGTTATTAATAGAAGATGAACCACCATTATTAAATACTAATGGTACCGGAACTGGAGTGCCACTACCAAACATATAGTTCATATCTGTTACCTTAGATACATTCCAAGCACCAATATTTTGATTAAATTTATTATTACCATGGAACATAACTCCCATTGTGGTTACATTACTTGTATTCCAATTACCAATTCCAGGACTTCCACCATTATTAAAACCATGTGGAGCTAAATAATTAGCCCAGAACATAGAAATCATATTTGTAACACTACTAGTATCCCAACTTGATAAATCAATATCAAATGATTGTTGCCATTGAAATATAGAAGACATATTTGTTACTTTAGATGTATCCCAATTTTTAATTGAGTCTGAACCACCATTAGTAAATGCTCCAGCAGATAATGGAATAGTAGCTATTGGTGTACCTGATGCAAATAAAAATTGCATATCAACTACTTTAGAAGTATTCCATGTACCTACTTCTTGATTAAAGAATCTTTGATTAAAAAATACAGTACTTAAATCTGTATTATTACTAAGATCCCAATTCTTAAGTGTATTTGAACCGCCATTATTAAATACTCCATATGGAGCCACTGTAGAACTACCTCTAAACATTTGACCAATATTGGTAGCTCTAGACATATTCCAGTTACCTACATTATCATTAAAGTTTACAGATTCTCTAAAGAAATTTCTAAACCAAGTAATTTTAGAAACGTCCCATTTATTTACACCTGGGATAGTTACTAATCCTGTACATTCTCTTAGAAATCCTGTAACTTCTGTGCAGTTCTTAAAGTTTGGATAGTCCTGAAGACTATTTAAGGTAAGATTTGTACATTGGTAAAATGCTCCTGCAGCTAATGTTGTAGTACTATAAGTTACAAATTCAAGACATCCAAACTGAGTAATTGATGTTAATTTTCTTCTGTCTCCTACTACAGCACCTGGTGTAGCAGCAAATCCTGAAAAATCCCAACCTTTAATAAAACCTGTAATAGTTACAGTATAAGTACCAGGAGCTGCATATGTATGAGTTACTTCTGGTTGGTTCCAAACAGTAATAGTGTTTGAGGTACTATCACCCCAGTTTACATTAAACTTATATACTCCAGTTGAGATAAGAGGTAATCTAATCTGATTATTTGCTGTAGAACCAGTATATGTTGTAGCCGTGTTCCATGTTGAGATAAACGGCTTTGCAGGTATCTTTAACCTGGATGATTGATACGCTCTTGACATGACCTAGATGTTATTGTGTAACCCAGTATTCTACTCTT